CGACACGTCCGTCGCCAACACCATCGACGTCACCGCTAAGTGGAGCGCGGCAGCGGGTAACTCGATCCGTGCGCGCGTCTCGACAGTCGAAATCGCCAACACATAGGAGAGTTACGATGCCGTTCACGACCAAACAGCGCGACCAACTCTTCGCTATCTTCCTCCACGCCAACCGTGACAAGAGCGCCAGCGGCCCCGAGCCTGTCCTCCGCGAGCTCTGGCGGGTATTCCTCCTTCCTCCCGAGGGGCAGGAGGCGGCGATCCGCAGCTGGCTCGCGGCCTACCGCGGCGAGCGCTCGGCCGTCCTCTCGGCCTACGACGTCGAGGCGGCGGCGGCGAAGGAGATCGTCGCCGACGACATCAAGGTAACAGACGACCTCGTCACGGCCCTCTCGAAGGGCGCCGTGCGGTGATCCCCGATCTCCTCCTCTTCCTCGCCGCGTTCGTCGTCGCCCCGGCCCTCGCCGTCTTCGCGCTCCTCGCCCTCCTCTGTGTCGTGACCGTCCTCCGCGCGCACCTCGGCGCCTGGTTCGTCCGGCTCGCGGTGCTCGCGGTCGCCGGACTCGCGGCCGTCGCGACGTACGCCGCGTCCGGCCCGTGCTGGTGGGAGACGCCCCGCCCGCCGGCCGCGGTCTGCGACGCCCCTCCGACGACTACGACGACCCGCCCCTGTCAGGACCCCTGGCACGACGGCCTCCCCGGCGACTCGTGCACCTGGCGCCAGCCCGCCTAGTCCCCGATGGATCTCCGCTCTGTAGCCGAGGCCGCCGACCTCCTTGCCGCCCGCCACGTGCGGGACGGCCTGTACGCGCTCGTCTCCGGCGACCCCGGCCCGTTCCCGCACCAGGTGCGGCTCTGGGAGTCGGTCAAGTCTGAGGCGTGGCTCTTCGGCGCGAACCGGAGCGGCAAGACGGAGGGGCTGATGGCCCGCCGGGCCGCCCGCCTCCGGTTCGGTAACCCGGACCCGCGCGGGGCCTACGGGAACGGGATCGCGATCTTCGACCGGGCGATCAAGTCCTGGGTCGTCTCCCTGAAGCATGAGATGAGCCGGAACGTCGTCCAGCCGAAGCTGTTCAACAACGGGGCCGCCGTCGACGGCGGGCGCCCGTTCATGGTCCCGGAGTCCGAGATCCTGTCCTGGAACCAGACCCACCAGACGCTCCGGCTCAAGAACGGCTCGATCAACGTCTTCAAGAGCTGCGACCAGGGCCCGGCCGCGTTCCAGGGGGCGGACGTCGACGACATCGACTTCGACGAGGTCCCGGACGAGGACGTCTACAAGGAGTCGACGATCCGGGTCGGGGGCGGTCGTCGGCTGATGATCCGCGGAGCGGCGACGATCCTCCCGCCGCCGGGAGAGCCTGGCGGGATCACCTGGATGTACCCGGCCAAGGTCAAGCCGTGGCTCGACTCCGGGAAGGACAGCCCGCACCTCGACATCTTCACCGCCTCGATCTACGACAACCCGACGATCCTCCCCGAGGAGATCACGCGGCTGGAATCCCTCTTCCCGCCCGGCTCCCCGGAGCACATGATCCGGCTGCGCGGCGCCCTCCTCCCGTCGATCGGCGGCTCCCTCGTCTACAGCGGCAGCTTCAAGAGAGAGTTCCACCTGAACCCAGCGATCGCGCCGGTCGACGAAGACGGGTTCCGTCACCCGAACGCGCACCCGTACCTCCCCCTGGTCCTCGCGGTCGACTTCAACGCGGTGAACGGGGTCTGGCTCGTCGGCCAGAAGGTCAACAAGATCTTCCGGGTCCTCGACGAGATCGCCCTCGAGCGGTCGGACATCTCCTCGATGGCGTACGAGTTCCGCTCGAGGTTTCCCGCGCACGGCGCGGAGCTCTGGATCTACGGGGACGCGACGGGCCGCCGGCGGGACGGCCAGACGGGGGAGGCGAGCTTCTACCTCATCCAGGAGTACCTCCAGAACTACCCGTGTCCGATCCGGTTCCTCATCCCCGAGTGTAACCCGCCGGTGAAGGACCGGGTCGCCGCCGTCAACCGCGCTCTCCGACCTGGGGACGGCACCCGGATGGTCGACATCGCCGCGCACTGCGAGCGGCTCGCCGCCGACCTCGAGTCGACGAAGTGGAAGGCGAACGGCTCGATCGACAAGTCCGACCCGCGGCACCAGTCGAACGCGGCCGACGCCCTCGGCTACTGGATCGTCGGCGACTCGCCGGTCCCGCGCTTCCGGTCGGCCGACTACCGGCTCCGGTCGATCCGCGCGCCGGGTACACTCGCGATGCAGAGTCGCGGGCAGTCCGGCCAGGTCTTCCCGTCCCGCGGACGAGTCTACGGCGCCCGACATGCATGACCTGAACGACACCTCGCCAGAGAACGTCATCCGGATCTCGAAGCGGTACCTCGACCGCGGCGAGCTGGTGAAGAAGCGCCGGACGCGCAAGAACACCGAGAACTGGGACGCGTACGCCGGCGAGCAGGACTGGAGCCACAAGGCCGAGTTCCAGAGCCGCGAGACGACGCCCGGGTTTCCGATCGCCGTCGAGCAGATCGTCGGGACCTTCGAGCGGGCCCTGACCGACAACGACGAGTGGGGCTCCGCCGACGCGCCCGGGATCGGGAAGCCGTTCCTCGCCCCGTCGATGATCTGGGGGCTCCTGGTCCACTACCTCCAGCGGCTCTGGACGCCGGGGATGCGGCCGGAGACGACGTACGGAGTCCAGGCGTTCGTCGGGGACGCGGTCAAGCGCGGCATCCTCGAGGGCGTCGTCGTCGCCAAGGTCTTCCCGGTCCTCGTTCGCCGGCGGGAGCACCGGTTCAAGAAGCCGCCGAAGGGGCTCGCGCCGGGCGTGTACCCGGCGCACGACCTCGCCGGCGAGCGCGTCGAGCCCGTTGACGTCGACGAGGTCCGGCTCGCGATCGACCTGATCCCGTGGGAGGACTACTTCCGGGACCCGTCCCCCGCCCTCTCGTACGAGATACACCGGACCCGTCGCCAGCTGCACGAGCTCCGGGCGAACCCGGAGTACGACCAGGGCGCGGTCGACAAGCTCTACAGCCGGGCGGCCGACACGGTCAGCCAGTACGAGAAGCGGACTCGGGCCGGCGAGAACTACGTCGCCCCGGACCCGTACGAGGTCGAGGTCTTCGAGGCGTGGGGCGACGTGATCGACGACCGGACCGGGGAGCGGCTCTTCGAGAACCACTTCTGGACCTGGTCGAACGATACACTTCTTCGGTCCCCGACGCCGAACCCATACTGGCACGGCCGGCGGCCGATCCTCGCCGCCCCGCTGATCCGGGTGCCTGGATCCGTCGTCCACAAGGCGCTCGCCGACCACGCCGTCCCCGTCTGGCGCGCGGCGAACGAGCTCGTCAACCTCGTCCTCGACGCCGCGATGCGGGGCACGTGGGGCGTCGGGCAGGTCCGGCCCGACCTGATGGAGTCGCCCGAGGAGATCGCCGACGGCATCCCCCAGGGGTACACGGCGGTCCTCAAGCCGAACGTCCCGCAGAACCAGAAGTTCTACGAGCGCGTCGACAACGGCGAGTCGTCCCCGGTCTCCCTCGACGCCCTGAACCGGGTCGAGAGCTACGTCAACGAGGCGCTCGCGACCCCGGACACGAAGCTCGGCCAGCTCCCTCCCCGCCAGGTGAAGGCGACCGAGATCGTCTCCGCGATGCAGTCGTCGGGCTCGCTCTTCGAGTCGCTCGCCGCCCGGTTCGAGGACACGTTCCTCGAGCCGCTCTTCGAGCTCTGCTGGCAGCTGATCCTCCAGTACGCCGACGACTTCGTCCAGGCGGAGTTCGTCCAGATCCTCGGCCCCCGGCTGACCCTCCAGCTCGACGGGCTCCGGCCCCGAGAGCGGTGGGCGCTCGTCCACCACGCGAAGTTCAAGGTCCGCGGCCTCCGCGGCGTCGCGTCCAAGGAGCGGACGTTCAACAAGCTGATGACGGTCTGGCAGCTGCTGTCCACGAATCCGCAGTTCGCCGACCTCTTCGGTCGGTCGAAGGACTACACGAAGCTGTTCGACCAGACCCTGACCGCCTCCGGGATCGACCCCGAGTCGGTCGCCCTCGAGGAGGAGCCGGAGGGCGCCCCGGCGCCCGCGGAGTCCCCGCCCGGGACGATCGGCGGCGGCCAGCTCAACGCGGCCCTCCCCGCCTCGGCCGGCGCGTCGATGGCCGGTGAGGGCGCGGCCGCCGCGCAGGCCGCCGCGAGCGGCGAGGCCGAGTTCGCGCCGACGGCCCCACAGGCCGCCTAGGAGACAGAGAATGCCAACCCCTGAAGAGATCCGCCGCGGGTTCAGCACCGGGACCGCGCCGACCCCGCCGACGAGGCGGTTCGCCGACGCGCCTCCCGCTGTCCCGCCCGCCCCGCTGCCCGGAGCCGTCCCTCCGTCGAACCCCGGTCCATTCACCCCGCCGCCGGCTCCGGCCCCTCGGGGTCTCGGCCTGTCCCGTGGCGTGATCTCGTCCGAGACGAAGGAAGAGCGCCGCCGGCGCAAGATCGCTCGCGGCGAGCAGCTGACCCAAGAAGACCTGTAACGGAGGAACGATGCCACAGCGCCCAGAGGACTACATGAGCACGAAGAACGTCGGCGGGAGCCGCAAGGGCGGGACCGACGCGACGTCGGGTGACCCGTTCGGGTACCTGAAGATCGGCCCGAACCACAGCTACCTCGGCCACTTCACGAGGGCGAAGTTCCTGGAGGAGGGGCACAACGAGCGCCGGCCCAAACTGCCGACGGCTGACCGGAACCTGGGTCGGAAGCTGACCGACACCTCCCCGACGCACGCGGTCGTCCGCGGGGTCGCGAGGCCGATCGACGTGATCGGTCGGAAGGCGGCAGCGGCCGCGATCCGCGGCGGAGACGTCAACGTCGCCCGGGAGCGCCCGGTGCTCGCCGCTCGGCTCGCCGCCAAGACCGAGCGTCGGGGTCTCCGGGCCGAGGGCGCGTCCGCTGCCGCGATCCGACAGAACCGCCGGGCTCTTCGTGACGTCGTATCGAGCGCACGGAAGGGTGCGGAGAGCCGCCGCAGCGAGCGTGCCGTCCGTCGCCGGACCTCCTAGTCCGATGCGCGAGACGCAGTTCGTCTCCCACGACAGCCACGCCCGACACCCGGACGTCGGTATGCCGAACCCCGGCCCGAGAAACCCTGGTGACGGCGCCGTCTCGAAGAAGATCCGCCACATGGTCCGGGAAGGCAAGCCGCAGAAGCAGGCCGTCGCGACGGCTCTGTCCATGAAACGGGCCGGCAGGCTTACCACGTCCGGCGGCTACCGTCGGGTCGGGAAGTGAAGCACGCGCTCGAGGATCGGCGCGGGCTCTCGTCCCTCCCCGTCGCCGCCGACGCCGCCACCTGGTGGAGGGAGTGGGGACCGAAGATCGTCGCCGTCCACGGGAAGCAGGGCTGGATCCTCTTCCTCCTGGACGCCCAGGAGAAACTCGTCGAGGTACACATGTTGGTGAGTCGTCTTCTGCGGAACAAGCCCGAGTGGGACTCCCGCGGCTGGTCGCAGGCGGAGTGGGAGGACGTCGAGCTTCAGACGGCGGCCGCCGCCGCATGGTTCGCGCAGAACGCTCCGACGCCGATGAAGGACGCACCCGAGTGGGCGCAGTTCCTCTTCTCGGCCCAGCACGGGAACTTCGCCGTCCTCCGTCGGCTCGGCCGGGAGCTTCGCGCGATCCAGGAGCAGGGCTACCTGGTGGCGACCGTCGAGCGGAAGCCCGGCGAGGGGATCGAGTGGGGAGAGAAGGCCGTCGAGGTCGCGATGCAGGAGGCGGAGTAGTGCCGGCCCTGACCCCGAAGCAGCGGGCGATCATCGAGCGCCAGGCCGCCGCCGGTGCCACCGCCCGGTACATGCTCGACCGCGCCAGGACCGTCTGTGTGACCTGCGGTGCGGGCTCCGACATCTTCAAGGAGCGCGAACAGCAGCTCATCCAGGAATCCTGCACCTGGTTCCGTGAACCCGGTGCGTCCAAGGACGATCACATCGCCATCCGGTACATCGCCGCTCTCGCAGAGATCCGCGACCTCCGCGCCGCACTCGACTCCCGCGTCGCCAAGGAGCAGACCGCACGAGCCGCCCTGTACGGAGGCGACCCGACCGCCGGCTAAGCCGGCCGCCGAAAGGAGCAGTCCATGCCCAAGTCCGCTACCGCTACTCCCGCCGCCGAGGGAACCGTCGACTGGACCGGTGCCGAAGCATACATGCAAGGCAAGTCCGGCGACGACTCGACCACTGGAGACAAGACCGAGACCCCGGAGTTCGTCGAGTTCAAGCACCGTGGCAAGGTTCTCAAGGTGGACCGCGACACGGCCGCGACGCTCGAGGAGCTACGCCGCGACGCGCGCGGCGCGAACGGCCGCCTCGGCTCAGAGCTCGCTAGGACGCGCGAACGCCTGGCCCGGCTCGAGGGAGAGATCACCGCAGGACGTAGGACGCCGGAGACCGAGCCCGCGATCCCGCCCCTGCCCGACCCACTGCTCGCGACCCGGGACATCACCGCCTGGCAGCGTCAGTACGACGCGCACCACTCGGCGAAGATGGACCACATGCGGGCGGACCTCGAGGGCCGCTACAACGCCGACCGCCAGGCAGAAGCCGAGCGGGCGCGGACGGGGCAGCGGGAGCAGGAGTGGGCCAACCGGTTCTACTCCGAGTACGACCACCTAGACGACCCCGACCTGAAGCCGATCGTGGCCCAGGTCTACACCGAGCACAAGGCGGAGATCGACGCGTTCGGCGACGACCTCTCCGCGGCCCACGAGCACCTCGCCGAGCTGGCCGACGCACGACTCGTGCGACTCAAGAAGGCCGGGCGGGGCGACACAACCAACAACGATAGGCGACCGCCGCGCGTCGAATCGAGCGCCGGACCGACCCCAGGGATGCAGACCGAGGACAAGCCACGCGAGTTCTCTGCTGCGAGCTGGGTCGCGAAGGAGCGACTGAAGATGAGCGGGCGGGAGCCGAAGAAATAGGAGACTACCATGGCCTACAGTTGGGACTTCGACGCCCCTACCGGGACGTTCAGGAACTTCCAGCTCTCCGCGGACGTCTACGAGACCTCCCTGGAGAACAGCGTCGCGATGCGCTTCGTCGAGGTGCAGAGCGAGTTCGGGAAGAACAAGGGCGACACGCTCACGTTCGCCCGCTTCACCCACATCGCCGAGCCGGCCTCGGCCGAGCTCAGCGAGCTCAGCCCGATCCCCGAGGTCACCTTCAGCCTCGCGACGAGCACGTTCGTCGTGAGGGAGTACGGCGTCGCCGTCCCCTACACCGGGAAGCTGGAGACGCTCGCCAAGTACAACATCGAGAACCTGATCCAGCGGACGCTCATGGAGCAGAAGCGGCTGGTCCTCGATACCCTCGCCCTCTCCTCGTTCGACGACACGAATGTCAAGTACGTGCCGACGGCGCCGGCGACCTCGAGCATCACGTTCAACTCGACCGCCTCCGGGACCGCCCAGGCCGGCCTGAACTACTTCCATGTCGAGGACATCTCGAGCCTGATGTTCGACCGGCTCAACGTCCCCTACTTCGAGGGCGAGAACTACGTCGGCATCTTCCGCGGGAAGAGCTTGACGGCCCTCCGCCGGGACTCACAGTTCGTCTCCTGGAACCAGTACACGACCCCGGGGATGAAGGCGAAGGGTGAGGTCGGGACGATCGAGCGCGTCCGCCTCGTCGAGACCAACCACGCGACCGCCCTCCCGTACGTCGGCGCCAACAGCTTCGGCTCCGGCGTCGTCTTCGGACAGGACGGCGTCGGCATGATCGAGGCCGAGGCGCCGCACCTCCGGGCCGCGCTCCCCTCGGGACACGGCCGGTTCAAGTCAATCGCCTGGTACGGTCTGTTCGGATTTAACATCATCTTTTCAGGGGCCACTACGGAGGCCACCTCTAAGGGGACCTCGCGCATCGTTCACGTAACATCGGCATAACGGGATGCTCGCTCTACGAGACGTCTACTGGCTCGCCGGTCTACTGGAGGGAGAGGGCTACTTCGGGTTACACGCTCCGAAGCGCGCCCGACGATCTTCCGGCTCGATCGGTATCACCCTCGCGATGACCGATCGCGATGTCGTAGAGCGAGCCGCCCACCTGTTCGGAAAGACCGTACACCACTATGACCGGCCGCGTTACAAGCGGATGTTCCGGTTCGTTGCGTACGGGAGTAAAGCGGCGGGGTGGATGATGACCCTCTATCCACTCCTAGGGCAGCGGCGACAGGCTCGCGTGAGAGAGCATCTCGCCTACTGGCGTGCCCAACCCGGGCGGTGGGGTTGTAACTCGGGAGCGTCTCACTCGCTCCCCCCTGAGGCCCACGAGAATCGAGCGGCCTAGGCCGCAGAAGGATGTGAACCGTGGGTAAGGAGAATCGTCCATGCTAATCTACCAGATCGTCCCTGGTGCGGTCTCGACCGCCGTCCAGGACTTCAACGCCGCGGACGTCAAGATCCGCATCCCCCTCTGCGAGTCGATCAAGGTCGTAGAGTACGGGTTCCGGTCCCTGGTGACGGATCCCGGGACGACCGGCGTCCTCCGACTCGCCTACGTCGACGGGACAAACGCCGTCGTCGCCCTCGACACGTTCAGCCCGGTAGCGGCCGCGGCGGTCGGTGACCTCGTCTCGCGACGGGTCGACGTCCACCTCGACACGCTCACGAACCGGAAGCTCGTGAGCATCGAGGGCACGCCCGGGACGCTGACCGAGGACACGAACGGGTTCGTCGAGCTGATCGTCGACGTCTCGACCGCCTTCGGACCCAGTGTCACCGCCTGCCCGTACGTCAAGTTCGCCCTGGCCGGTACCTCGAAGACCGCGCACACCAGCCAGACCGTCAGCCCGTAGGTCCGTAACGTTCGACCACACCCGAGACCGGGGAGGGGCCAGCCGGTCCCTCCCCCGCCTCAGAAGGAGTCGCCGATGGCCGCTACGAAGAAGTCGACCACCCCACCCGAGAACCACATCGTCCGCCGCTGGGAGTCTTGCCCGATCATCTACGGGCTCGACAGCCGCGACCGGCGAGAGAACCCCGACTACCACGCGTCGATCGCCCTGACGAGCGACGGCCGGTTCGTCGCCGACAACGGGACGGAGATCGACCCGAAGATGATCCCTCCACACATCCTCGAAGCGGCCAAGACGACGGACCTGAACATCATCTACCGCGAGCCGACGCGGCGGACGCTCGGGATGGACCAGGCGATGCTCGCCGCGGGCGTCCCGGACACCGAGCCGGACGCGACGATCCGTGCGAAGCGCGGGAACGTCGGAAGGCGCGCGTTCGCGTAATGCCGGGCGACTTCCACCTGTTCCCATACGTCTGTCCGGGCTGCGGAGCGTGTCGGGTCTGCGGAGCGTGTCGGGTCTGCGGTCGTCCGTGGCTGAGTCCGCCGCTGCCGTATGTCAATCCGTTCAGCCCCTACACCCCGACGTCTCCTGGAACGGCCGATCCCTTTCCGCCGGCTACGATCACCGTAACCTGCTAGCGAAGGACCGATGGCCAACTACACGACCGTCGACGACCTCCGCACCGACGCCCTCTTCCGGGCGGGCGAGCCGGTCACCTCGACCTCCAGCTTCTTCACGAAGTCGGTCGAGTACCTCAACCGGATACAGCAGACCCTCGTCCTCGGCGGGTCGATCGCGGTCGGCCGAGACCTCGCGACCTCCGCCGGGATCTACGCGCACGTCGTCGACCTCCCGATCACCGACTTCTGGTGGGCTCGGAAGACGCCCCCCGGCATCGTCACGACCGAGGCGCTGATCGAGACCGGGACGGTGACCGTGACCGAGGGCTCGACGACCGCGACCTTCTCGAGCGCCCCCGCGGCCTCCGTCGCTGGCTTCCGGCTCGAGGTAGCCCGGCTCCCGACCGTCCCCCGCGTCCTCTCCCATACCGCGGGGTCCACCACGGCGACCCTCGACGCCGCCTGGCCCGAGGACACGCAGACCGCCGCGAGCTACGTCCTCTTCAGGAGCGACTACTCCCTCCCGCTCGACTTCCTCCGGTTCGCCGGCGCCCCGTACCTCCACAGCCGGTACCGCGACCCGATCCCGGTCTCCGAGCGCGAGAACCTCGACGCGAGCTACCCCTGGGGGTCGTTCGCCCGCCAGCCTCCGACGGCGGCCGCGCTCGTCCAGCCCCAGGTGATCCAGGTCAACTCGTACGACACCCGGGGCTACCGTCTCGAGTTCGACTACATCTTCCTGCCCGACGACCTCGCCTCGGGCGGGACGCCGATCCTCCCGCGGCACCACCGGGCGGTCTTGGCCGTCGGCGCGGCGATGCTCATCTGCTTCGACAAGGGGGACGACCGCGCCAAGAACCTCGCGTCCGAGTTCCGCGAGATGGTGCAGCGCCTCGTCCAGGAGCACCGGAAGATGCTCTCCGAGGGCTCGAGCGTCTTCGGGGTCCACCGGATTCGCCAGCGGAACGCCGGGCGCCGCGCCCGGATCCAGCCGCGGGGCGAGGAATACCTGGTGTAGTCCGTGGCGTACGAGGGTCTAGTCGCCCCCCTCGTCGCCGGCCGCGCCGGGCAGGCCGCGCACGAGAACCGGCTCCTGTCGAGCTCGGCCGAGCTCTTCGACGCGCGCGGGGTCACGTTCGAGGACCGGCACGTCCGGAAAGAGGCCGGGGCGACGAACTTCGACGCGGCCGGAGTAGGCACCGCGCAGACGTTCACGGGAACGCTGAGCGCCAGCCGCCAGCACATCTCCGCGATCACCTCGAGCCTCGGGTCGGGAACGATCCTCCTCGTCGATACCGTCGTCGGCGACGCCGACACCTCCCCCCTCACGTTCCTGACCGGCACGGCCGCCGTCGGGAACGCGATGCTCGTCTCGGTCGCCCAGAAGACGGGCTCCGCGTCGACGATCACGGTAACAGACTCGAACGGTCACACGTACACCCAGCTCGCGAAGAAGATCGGCGGGACCGACGTCCCGCTCACGGTCGCGACGTTCGGTGCGATCTTGACGTCAGGGCTCCCCGCCGGCGGGACGATCACGGTCACGTCGACCGCCACCGGGTCTCTCGCCGCCGTCGCCTCCGAGTTCAGCGGCGTCGTCACGGTCTCCGATAGGTCGGCGACGGCCGTCGGGCCGACGCTCGGCGGGACCGCGATCACGACCGGCCCCCTCCCCCCGTCCCAGGCGACCCCCGTCCTCCTGATCGAGTCACTCGCGACGAACGGGTCGACCGCGGACACGCTGACGCCGACGTCCGGGTTCACGAACACGAGCAAGCGGTCGAACTCCGCCCTAACGATGACGATCTTCCAGGCGTACCGGATCGACACGGTCGTCACCGTCATCATCGCCGCGATCGACTGGTACTCCGGTCTCAGGATACCGAGCGGCGGGGTATTCAAGGCGGCGACGACATCGGGCTCGACGACGGTCACCGGGTCGGCCGGGACGCTCTGGACGACCGGGACCGAGGCGCAGCGGATCTTCAGCGGGGACACGATCGTCCTCTACAACGCGACGGACATGGAGTCGCGGGTCGTCTCGTCCGTCGCGAGCGACACGAGCCTGACGACGACCGAGACGTGGACGACGACCTTTACCGCGACCGACTACGTCGTCGTCCGCGGGAGCCGGTTCATCACGGCGACGACCGGCGGGAACATCTTCAAGGAGCGGAACAGCGACCTCGACGCGGTGACCCTCGCGTCGAACCTGTCGAGGGTCGCCCGTCCCGGGAAGTTCATCGTCTGCGGCAAGGAAGACGGGAACCGAAACCGGAAGCTGATCTACGTCAACGGCTACAACGCTCCCCAAGGTCTCGTCGACGACGGCTCAACCATGTCGCCGATCTCGACGCCGAACGTAGACTGGGACGCGACGGCGACGAACGCGGCCGCCCGCCCCTGGAACGGCGTCGTCCACCGGAACCGCGTCGTCGTCGTCTGCCCGAAGGGGAAGGACCCGCACCGGCTGTACTACTCGGACCCGACAAACCACGGCGACTTCAACGGCGCGGGCGCGACGAGCCAGCGCGTCCGGTCCGAGACCGGCGACGAGATCTGGGGCCTGACGTCGTTCCAGGGGGTCCTCTGGGTCTGGAAGTACCCGGTCGGGATCTTCTACATCGACGACGGGGATACGGACACGAGCCTGTGGATCGAGCGGACGAAATCTCAGTCCGTCGGCTGTGCCCCGAGCCCGTTCTCGGTACTCACGATGGACGACGACGTCATCTTCATGTCGGCGACCGGCGCGTTCCACATCCTGTCTGCCGTCGACACGCTCGGCGGCGTCCGGGCGTCCGACCTCTCCTGGCACCTCGGCCTGAACAAGTGGCTGCGCGACAACCTGAACCTCGCCCGGCTGAACCAGGTCCTCTCCGTCTGGTACCCGCACAAGAAGGTCGCCCTGTTCGCGGTCCCGAGCGTCGGGAGTACGAGTAACGATCTCGTCCTCCGCTGGGACTTCTCTGGTGTCGAGCAGGGCGAGCCGGCCAAGTTCTCGTACAGCGAGCGGGACACGCCCGACATGCTCGCCCTGAAGAAGGCCGCCGACGGCATCTTCAAGCCGGTCGCCGGCGAGGGCGTCTTCGTCAAGCTCCTCGATCAAGAAGCTCGGAACAAGGAGGGCGCGGCGTACACGGGGCGGTACCAGACGCCCCATCTCGACCTCTCCCACCTCGACGTGGCGCTCGCCTACCGACGGAAGCTATTCGAGCACCTCGAGCTGCTCATGGAGCCCGTCGCCGCGGGCACCCTAACGGTCGACGTCTACGTCGACAACGTCCTCAAGGAGACGCTCACGTTCGACGCGACCCAGCGCCGGCAGCGGAAGAAGCTGAACAGCGGCGACGGGTTTACGATCAGCCTCCGGGTGACGAACGAGGTCGTCGACGAGGACTTCAAGGTCCTCGCCCACCTCGTCTACTTCAAGCCCGGGAACGAGGACCAGAACCGCTGATGGCCGCCCGGGGAAGCATCGACGTCAGCATGCTGACAAAGCTCCCGCTGATCGGCGGGCGCGGACCCCAGGGCGCGACCGGCGCCGCCGGCGCGAACGGGACGAACGGAACGAACGGGACGGACGGGAGCGTTCGGCGGCCCTTCCGGTCCGGTCAGCTGTACACGACTCCGGGGACGGCCCAGCTCACCGGAACGGCCGCGGTCTCGCTCGGGGTCGGCAACGCACGGATCCACCTGTTCAAGGTCGACATCACGACGACCTTCGACCTGTTCCAGGTGGGGAACATCGGGACCTCGGGGACGCTCCTCGCCCGCGGCCTCATCTACTCCGTTACCGCCGCGACCTTGACACCGGTAGACCCCGTCGTCCTCGACACCGGGACGATCAGCCTCGCGGGCGCCGCGGCGACGGCCGTGATCTCACAGTCGCTCACGCCCGGCTGGTACTACATCGGGCTGAACCTCGAGGGCAGCGGCGCCGCGATCCTGTTCCGCGTCCCCGCCTGGGCCTCCTACTTCGATACCCCCCTGGGCGTGACGTCGTTCGCGACGGGGGCACCGAACGGCCGACTCCAGCAGACCGGGACGGCCGCCGGCGCGCCGGCGGCGGCCGGATACGCCCTGACGGCGACGACGCCGGAGCAGGGCGGGTCCGCGTGGCTGAGGGCGGCGTGACGACCTACCGCGGCGTCGTCAAGCCCGACGAGGACGTCCTCGCCTTCCTCCTCCGCCACAAGGAGCGGATCGGGGAGACGCCGCCGCTCGGGCTCTTCGTCGCCGAGCGGGCGCAGGGGGTCGTCGCCGCGCTCCTCGTCTGGACCGAGCCCTTCCTCCACGTCTCCGTGATCGTCGAGGGCGTCTCCGTCTTCGTCCTGACGAAGCTCGCCCGCTTGTTCGAGCGGTGGGCTGCCGGTCGCGGCGCGACCCGGTACGCCTTCTGCGTCCCGAGCGACGACTACGCGTACCGCCGGATCGTCGAGCACAGGGGAGCGATCCGCGGTGCGGTAGAGGACCGGTTCGTCTGGTACGTCCAGCCGATCCACCTCGCGGGAGAGCACACGCGAGAGCGGCCCGGCCCGGAACCGGACACGTTCCGCCGCTGGGAGGCGGCCGACGAGCGCTCCGTCACCCCGCTCGTCCGGGCGTTCCTCGAGGAGCACTACGCCGCGGGCGGGGACTACCCGCCGACCGACAAGAACGTCGCGGCCCTCTTCCGCCGCGGGGTCAAGGCCGGCGACGAGGGCGACCCGGCGCTGCTCGCGATCCGTGACGGCCGCCCGGTCGGGTTCGTCCTCTGGTGTCGAGTCCCCCCGGTCGATCTCGACCTTCGCGAGAGTATCTGCTGCGGGGTCGGGACGTACATCGACCCGGCGTACCGCCGCAAGGGGCTCGCGTCGGCTCTCCGGCTCGTCGCGACCGACGTCGCGCGGCACCAGGGGTACACCAGGGTCGACGGCGTCGCGCTCGACGCGCGGGGGCTGGCCGCCGGGAGGGCTGTCGGCGGACAGCCGAGCGGAACCTTCATGCGCTTGCCGATACGCACCGTAACGCCTACAGAACCGAGTACAACCGAGACACCGGAGCAAGTGGAGTAACCGATGGCAACCGTAGCTTCAGTAGCCGCGTCCGCCGCGGTCGTCGCGGGAGCGGCGGCTAGCGCCGCCGGCGCCGGCGGTGGCAAGGGCGGAGGCGGAGGTGCAGCCGGTCCGATCGGCCCACGGCTTCGAGAGCGCCTGTTCAACCGGGGAACCGCCGAGATCCTGAACGAGGAGCGGGCGGTCCTCGAGGACTCTCTCGCGCAGTCCGGGCTCCTCGAGCCCGAGCTCTACCGTGCCCTTGGCCTAGAGCCGATCTTCGATCGGCCGGAGGAAGAGGTCGGACCAGAGCTAGCCGGCCTGTCCGCGGCGCTTCGTGGCAGCCAAGACAAGATCGCCGAGCAGCGGCGGCTCAAGGCCGAGCTCCAGGGGCAGCTGAAGGAGAAGTCGAAGACCGGGAAGGGTCAGAAGGGCCTGAAGCGGCAGATCCGCGACGTCCACCAGGGGCTGAAGCAGCTGGAGAAAGAGGCCGCGACCTACGCCGAACAGTTGGGCCGGACGTCGGCCGTCCCGCGCCGGATCGTCGGGTTCAAGCGACTCGACGGGATCGCGGACCCGACCGGATCCGCCGGCGGCGCGTTCGGTCAGGCGCTCGAGGGGTTCAACGCGCACCTGGCCGGCGCGCTCTCGGGCCAGGAGCCGCTCGACCCGACGCTCAAGCGGGAGTTCGAGGACCGCGAGCGGCGGCTCCGCGACCGGCTACGGAACACCCTCGGTCCGGACTACGAGACGAGCTCGGCCGGGCAGCAGGCGATCGCCGACTTCTCTCGGGAGAAGGCCGAGGCGTTCGCTCAGTTCAACCGCCAGTCGATCCAGGTGTTCGCCGGTCTCGGCGAGCAGCGGGCCGAGGCGCTCGCGAACCTGACGAGCGCTCGGCTGAAGAACCTCGCGTTCCCGGCGACATTCCGGGCGGAGCTCGGAAAGAACCTCGAGGGGCTCGCCGCACAGCGGATCAACCTCGGCCAGCTCCGCCAGCAGGAGCGGTTCGGTCAGACGGAGCAGCAGCAGCGCGCCGACCAGATCAACGCTCAAGGTCAGAGCAGCCAGGGGCTCGCGAACATCCTCGCGGGGGTAGGCTCGGCCGGCGGCTCTCTGAGTAAGTTCCTCGGTGAGCGGGGCTTCGGAAGCCCGTCCGAGGCTGCGAAGACCGTTGGTGGCTTCTTCGGCGGAGGCAGCGGAGCACCCGACATTAATCTAGTAGGCACTACTAGGCTCGTCTAGGGGATAGAGATGGCAAACGGAACCGATCCGACTACCGATCGCATAAACGCTCTATCTGGCGGCGCCCCGCTCCCCCAGGCGGCGACGATGGCGATCGCCAAGAGGCTGCTCGGCCCCGACCTCGCCCAGCGATACGGCGACGTCATCGGCGCCCGTCCGACCGGCGTCGGAGACATCGCCCGCGACTTCGCGCTCGGCGCCTTGTCCGGCGACCCGTTCAAGGCCGACCAGGTCAAGGCGAAGGTGTTCGAGCAGTTCGCCGCGACGAAGCGACAGGAGGAGGACCAGGCGTTCCAGCGGGAGAGCGCGGCGCGTGAGCAGCTCAACGGCTGGTTCAATCTCCTCGACCAGGTGAAGAAGACACCGAAGGACCTGCGCAAGGACCTCCTGATCGGGGGCGCACAGAAGCTCGGGATCGACGTCACGTCGCCGGTCCTGGTAAAGGTCATCACGCAGTACGAGAAGTTCGGGACCGCCTTCGAGGCCCTGACCGACCCGGCCGTCCGCGCGATCGTCGACGAGGACCCTATCGCGGGGATCGAGCAGCTCCAGAAGATGGGGGTCGACAGCCAGGAGGCGATAGTCGCGATCCAGACGATCCAGTCGATCAAGGCCCAGAAGGCGACGACACAGAACGTCCTCGCGCAAGCGGCACGCGCCGCGCGGGGGATTACGCCGACCCCCGTCGACCTCGCGCAACACATCCGCCCGGTCGCGGAACAAGAGCTCCGACTAAGGCGGTCCGGGACGGCGTCGCCAGATCAACCGTTCGCCGAGATGTTCCGCGGGAAGACGGACGCAGAAGTCCAGCAGGTCGCCCTTGCCGGCGGAGTTCCCAAGCCGGGGAAGACGAGCGCGCTCGACAGGATCCTGGCGGAGGCGTCCGGGGAGACACCGGCAGCTGCCGCACCCGCCGCCCCGGTCGTCCGCAGGAAGGCTGCCGGGATCCCCCAGCTCGGGACGGTGACGACGACCGGCGGTGGCGGGGCCGGCATCTCTCAGACGACGACCCCGACGTCGACACCCGGCCTGACGGTGCGGTAGAGGACCCGGTGCCGACCTACGAGGTCGACGTCGGCGGGGAGACCTACGAGGTCGAGTCGGCTACCGACCTGACCGACGACCAGGTGCTCGCCGCCGCTCGCGGGGGCGAGGTAACGCCGCCCCTCACCCCGGAAGTCGCCCCGGCGGACGAGCCCTTCGTGAGCCGTTACGGCGCGACCGGGATCCGGGCGGCATCCGGTGCCGTCGCCGGGTACGTAGGAGCAATCCCGAGCCTCATCACGACCCCGGCCGCCGCCCTCATCGGCGGCGCCGGCGAGGCGCTCGCACAGGCGCGGGAGGTCTCTCGGGGGGAGCGGGCGGGGTTCAACCTCGGGAGCATCGGCGTCGAGGCCGGGATCTCCGCGGTCCCGCTCGGCCGGCTCGCCAGGGGGGCGACCGTCGCCGCTCGAGCCGGGACAGAGGCCCTGAAGATCGGGGCCGTCGAGGCGGTCGGTGCTCAGGCACGGTCCCTAGCAGAGACCGGAGAACTGGCGTCCGCCGGCACGACAGCGACCGCAGCGGCGCTCGGAGGGGCCGCTGGAGCGGTGGCAGGGGCGCTCACCCGACCCACGGCGCGCACCGTCGGCGAGGCCGAGCAGGTGCTAGAGCAAGTAGCAAAGACCGAGGGGCGGGCGCTCGGGGCCGACGCGGACCGCGAGGCCCTCCAGCTCGGGCTCTTCGACTCCGCCGGCCACGTCAACCTTCAGGTAGCCGACTACCTCGCTCCGACGACGCGCGGCGCCTCCGTACGGGCGACCGGCCAGGTCGCCGACGCGGTGATCGCCGAGGGCAAGGAGGCGGCCGCGGTCCTATCCCGGACCAGGGCCGCCGCCGGCGACGAGCGGCTCTACCGCCAGGTCGCCGAGGCGTTCGACACCGGAGAGATCGCCGCGCCCGAGCTGGCGCGGGAGCTCTCCGACCGCGGGCTGTCGATGAGCGAGTTCGTCGCCGACTACTACGTCCCCTCGATCCGCCGGGCGGGCCGGCAGCTCCAGCAGCTGTCCCAGGTGCGGAAGTTCATCGACGAGTCCGCCGACCCCGCGGCCCGGAAGCTGCTCGAGGACATGAGCAGCGAGACGTCGTCGAACCGGGTGCTCGCCTTCCTCCAGAAGCTCGACGACACCCGGCGCGGGCTCCTCGTCTCCCAGGTGAAGACCGGGGTACGGAACGCCATCTCGCAGGGCGCGGCATACGGGACCGATCTCGTCGAGCAGGCGGCGTCCCAGCTGCTCGGCGGGCGAGGTGACTTCTTCGGGTCGGTCGAGGCGTTCACGCGGGCGTGGGGCCGGAAGGAGTCGCGGGAGACGGTCAAGCGGATGCTCAAGTACCGCCGCGACCTTTACCGCCAGCTGGGACAGTTCGAGTACGAGCCGAACGGGTCGTTCGTCAACGACATCCCGGTCCTGAACGCGACCCTCGGACGGTTCACGCGGGCGACGACCTGGATCAACCGGTACCAGGAGGAGTTCTTCCGCCGAGCGAAGTTCGACGCGACCGTCCGACAGGGGCTGAAGGCGGCCGGCGTCGACCTGGAGAAGGCGCTCGCCGACCCGAAGCTGATCCCGGACGCGCTCCTCGACGAGGCGACCGAGTCGGCGCTCGAGCTGACGTTCGCCGGCGCCAACCCCGGCGGGCTGAAGAAGCTGATCGCCGGTGCGCAGATGACGCGCCCGATCTCGACGTTTGTGACGACGTTCCCGCGGTACATGGCGAACGCGGCGACCTTCGTCGCTAGGCGGAGCCCGCTCGGCCTCGTCCGGCTCGCGACCCAGCACGGGCGGCAGGACGCCGCGACGGTCATGGCCGAGGCCGCGAGCGGGAGCCTGCTCTTCGGGGGCGCGCTCGCCCTCCGCTCGAGCGAGTCCGCCGGCGAGAAGTGGTACGAGGTCAAGCGCGGCGACAAGCGATTCGACCTCCGCGGGTTCGCCGGCCCGTTCGCGCCGTACCTGTTCGCGGCCGACGCCTTCCGCCAGTACATGGACACCGGGTCGGTCAACTTCACCGGCCAGGACTACATCGAGGGGACGATCGCGATGAACCGGGTCACCGGGACGGCGGCGACGATGCTCTCGTTCCTGACCCAGCGGATGGACGATCAGGACGCCTGGCAGAAGTTCGCGTCGAAGATGGCGGGCGAGTGGTTCGCTGGGTTCGCGACCCCCGCGAAGGGGATCAAGGACGTCCTGACCGCGACCGGTGTAGAGGAGCCCGAACTTCGCGACGTGCGCGAGGAGCCGTTCCTCGGGCCGATCAAGGCGGCGATCCCCGGCCTCCAAGAGACCCTACCGAAGCGGGTGTCGCTGACGACCGGCGCCCCGATCCCCGTCGAGAACGTCGGGCTGTCCGCGCTCCTCGGGCTGTCATCCCGGACTACGAACGCGGTCGAGGCCGAGCTCAACCGGCTCGGGATCTCCCAGCTGGACGTCGCCCCGAAGACGGGGATCCCGAAGGCGGACCGTGAGATGTACCGCCGGGTCGGGAAGGTCGTCTCTGCGGTCGGGCCGCGGGTCATCGGGACGCGGACGTATCAGGCGCTCCCGGACGAGGAGAAGGCGCTCGCCTTCCGCGAGCTCTTCGAGGAAGCCCGCGGCGCCGCGCGCCGGCACCTGGAGGCGACGAGGCCGAAGCTCTCGGCCGCGACCCAGTTGCGGCGACAGGTGACGAAGGCGGAGCGGCGGGCGCTCGAGGCGAAGGGGGTCGACGTCGGCGCGCTCGTCGAGCAGTTCGCGGCCGCCGAGCCGGAGACCGACGGCGCGGCCGCCCCGCCGGCGCCTCCCGCCCGACCGGCACCACCTGCACCAGGGGGGACGTCCGCCCTCGACGAGGGAACGGCCCCGGCGACCCCGTTCGACGACCTCTTCGCCGAGGCCGCGTCGCTGACCGGCGTCCCCGTCCCGTTCCTCAAGGCGATCGGGCATACGGAGACCCGGTTTCGGAACGTCCAGGGTCCCCCGACGCGGTTCGGACGGGCGCGCGGAGTGATGCAGATATTGCCGTCAACCTTCGCGCCGTTCGTCGACGAGGCGGCCGGACTCCTCGGGCACGAGCCGAAGATCGACGAGCCCCGCGACAACATCGTCGTCTCGGCGCTCCTGATCCGGGACATCCTCCAGAAGACGGAGGACGCCGAGGTCGCGGCCCGGGAGTACCACGGCGGGCCGGATACCCGGATCCACGGCCCGAAGACCGCAGCGTACGGCCAGGACGTCGCGAGAAAGTTCCGGTCGTGGAGGGAGGGCGCATGACGGTCGACCTGAACACCCTCGTCCAGGGGGCGAGCCTGGCGCTCGTCCTCGGGATCGGGCGTACGCTGTGGCGTACGGTCTCCGTCGTCGAGCGGCTGGACGAGCGGACGACCCAGCACGGCGAGCGGATCGAGACGCTCGAGAAGCGGGTCGCGTGAACCGGGCGGCTCTGAAGGCGCAGCTGGTCCGACACGAGGGGCTGCGGCTCAAGCCCTACCGGGACACGGTCGGGAAGCTGACGATCGGCGTCGGGCGCAACCTCGACGACGTCGGGATCACCGAGGACGAGGCGCGGACTCTTCTCGACAACGACGTCGCCCGGGTCGAGTCACACATCGCCCGCGTCGTCCCAGCGTTCTCGTCCCTCGACGACGTCCGGCAGCGGGTCCTCGTCGACATGGCGTTCAACCTCGGCGTCCCGGGGCTGCTCAAGTTCAAGGCGATGCTCGCCGCCGTCGAGGCCCGAGACTTCTTCCATGCGGCTCTCGAGATGATCGACAGCCGGTGGGCGGCCCAGGTCGGGCAGCGAGCGACCCGACTCGCGGCGATGATGGAGACAGGGACCGATCCGTGAGGATGCGCGAGCGAATCCTCGAGTCCGGGCAGCCGGGCGCCCTCGGATTCGTCCTACGGCTCGCCGGCGCCCTCTGGAGGAGGCACCGTGACGCTCTGGCAGAAGATGAAGCTCGGTCGCGAGGCTCTGAAACTCTGGAGTCTCGCGGAGAAGGAGAGAAGCATGGGTAAGAGTTTGCTCACTAGCAAGACGTTCTGGCTGAACGTCGTCGGCGCGGCGACCGTTGCGGCCGGTTTCGTCCCCCCGCAGTACGGGGTCCCGGCGCTCGCGATCCTCAACATCGTGAACCGACTACTGACGAACCAGCCGATCACGTCCGTCGCCTAACAGAATACTCAGCGTCCTGAGTAAAACGCCGTCGATCCCTCAGCGGGTCGACGGCGTTTCTGCTTCTGTCGTGAAGTCGAACCAGTCACCGATCGCGTTCATCACCTCGCGCTCGACGTTCTCGATCGAGCGGTCACTGAGCGGCGGCTCTTCGGAGTACTCCCTGTACCGTTGTAGGCCATAGGACACGCCTTGCTCGATCGCCATCTCTATGACGTTGTATACCTTTACGCGCATGCCTTCTTCTCCCTCGCGATCTCGTAGTCACAGTCCGCGCGCTTGACGCCGTCCACGTCGTAGCTGAGCTTAACGAGGAGCGCCCGCTCGCCCTTCGTCAGGTTCTCCCGGCACCATCGGACCCGGTCCTCGCGCCCCCTCCAGGTGTCGGGGGCGGCGACCGGGAGGGGCTGGGTCATCGGGTCGGCCGGCGCCGGCGGGTCGGGGAGGCCGCTGAAGCCGTACTGGAGTGAGGGGCAGTCGGCGAGATCGTCGAGTTCCTTTCGCATCCGCTCGAAGAGCTCCTTCAGTGCGGCCTCCCGCAGATGCCACAGTCGCAGCGCGCCTCTGAGCCGACATCGGCCGCGCCCGTCGCGCACTCGAACGGCTCGTCCGTCAGCTGGCTCGCTTCTCTCAGCGCGCGGCTGATCTTCTCGAGGTGCTCCCCGGGTGTTCCGGCACAGACGTTCGCTAGCTGGCCGGGGTACCGCTCGGCGACGGGCCGTGGCGCGGATAGGGATAGCGGCGCGGATAGGGATAGCGGCGCGGATAGGGTCTCGGCGGGGATGTACGTCTCGGCGCGCCCGGTGTAGACCTTCGGCTCGGTCAGCTCGGCGATCAGCTTCCCGGCGACCCCCGGCGTCGGCCTGTCGTCGACGAGGTTCCCGGTCGCCTTCGCGTCGAGGAGGATCGCCATGCACGCGGCCGCGTGCGCGACGTGCGGCTGGCCGGACTCGGGGTCGAGCTCCTCCCCGTCGAGGGCGGTGAGCAGGTGCCGCATCGCCGCGGCGACGTAGATCGAGTACCGGACCTTCTTCTGGCGCCAGTTGTATTTCCCGTACTTGGCCGCCCCGAGTGCCATCACCTTGCTCAGGTAGAGGAGCGCCGCCGGCGGAACGAGGTCGAGTTGCGGTTTCGCGACGCCGAGGGCGTCCTTCGGGTTTATCCCTTCACCCTCGGCGTGCCGTACCACGACACTTCCGCAGGGCGATATCGTACAATTCGGCCCGCGGCTGTGCGAGCAGGTCATGCTCATCGTCTCTTCCTCCGCTTCTTCTGGTTCTCGTCGATTACGTACCGTAGCTGCTGCGTCTCTTTTCGGGTCGCGCACTGGATCAGCCGTAGTCCGAGGTGCGTCGCCTCGCGGCGTCGTCAGGAGAATGCCTGTAGACCGAGCGGCCACCGACGAAGTGCTCGAGCGAGATGCGGCAGCTGTACGGTCGGTATTGCCGGAGGGTTCGCCGGTACCTTGTGTGTTCTTCATCACGCCTCCTTCAGAATCGCCCGAGCTTGTCGATCGACTGGGATGCCGACGACCAGCCCGTTCTCGTCGACCCAGACCTCGCCGAGCCTGGCCGCGTGCTGCGCGTGGATCCTCCCCGCCCACGCTCGCTCGATCTCACCCGGGCCAAACAGGTCGTTCGCGATCGGCACCTGGAGCGGGTGAATGCAGGCAGCCCCGGTGAAGCCGAAGCTCCGAGATCCGCGCCAGGTGGCCGTGACGTGACTCGAGTCGCGGACGTTGAAGCAGGTGTCGAGCGCCTGCTTCCCGAACGCGGCCGCGTAGGTGGCGAGCTTCTGCTTAGCGTAGACGAAGCGGGTGTTCGTGAGCGGGCCGTAGTCGATCCAGGAACCCCAGCGCCGATCGGAGACGCCCATCCCCGCAGCGAAGTCGGCGACCCCGAAGATGCCCCCGAGGACGTTCGGGAGGGCGAGGATCGAGCGGAGGTTGACGATCGCGCCCGGGGTCTCGATGACCGGGAGGAGCGGCACCGTGGCCGTCTCACCCTCGTACGTCATGAGCTCTCGCGCCTCGGTGATCTTCGGGACCACGAGGACGTCGAGCCGGCAGCCGGCGTCGAGGAGCGTACCCGCGTCCGTCGTGTACGGGTTGATCCGAACGGCGACGACCTGGGGGACGATCTTGCCGATCGAAGAGCGGAGATACGCGACGAGCGTCTCGAGGGCGTACGCCTTGTGGTGGGGCGGGACCGAGTCCTCGAGGTCGAACATCAGGCAGTCCGCGCCGGACCGAACGGCCTTCTCGTAGAGCGCCGGCTTGTGAGCCGGGACGCAGAGGAGTGAACGAATCCGTTTCATGCGGCCCCCTTTTCGATGTCGTGTCGTATGCACTTCATCCGCCCCGCGACGAGCGTGTCGAGGCTGTAGTAAACCGGCTTCCCGATCTTCCCCGCGAACGCGACCTCTCGGTCCCCGCCGGCGGACGGGAGCGGGTTCCCGCGCTCGTCCGACATCCGGAAGACGGCGTCACAGGCTTCGATGCACCGGAAGTCGTACTGCATCCAGTCCTCGTAGCTCCGCGGGGCGAGCATCTCCATGCCGAGCGCCTTCTCGTGGGGACAGATGACGACGAACCCGAGGTCCATCAGCGTCGCCGCCGCCTCGATCCCGCGCCGGATGTTGACCGGGAAGTTGCCGCCGGTGGTCATCGGGCCGCTCACGTAGACGATCATCGGTCGGGTCATGCCGTCTCCGTGTCGCGCCGCTCTGCTTCCCGGGCTGCCTCCGTGAGGCGCTGCCCAAGCGCGCGGGTGTCCTGGATCGACAAGCGACGCTCGAAGCGGGTCTCGCGGTCGGTGACGACGATCCGCCGAGGCGCGACGGTCGCGTCGATGTGGACGTAGAAGCTGCTCATTCGTACACGTCGCCGTTCTCCGCGAGCTTGGCGTCCTCGTAGGGCGCAACGGCCCGACGATACAGTTCCAGCTTCGCGCACTCGAGGGCGCCGATCGCGGCGTTGTAGCTGGCGTACCGCGGGCTGCGGCCGAGGAAGAGGAGGACAAGCCGGGTGATGCAGTAGTTCAGGTCCCCAGGGGTCAATGTCGCCGGGAGGTGGGCGAACCACTGGCGGCGGGATTTCTCTATGTAGGGCATCGCTCCTCCCCGACGTACTGCGCGAGTGCGGCCGCAGCTTCGATGTACGCCTCGCGCAGCCGGTGAAACTTGCGATCCTTGATAGGCCGAAATTCGCTGTAGTATCGAAACGCGTAGTCGAACCCCTCGCTGTCGATCGTCGCGCGTACGTCGTCGAGTTCCTTGTCGGTCACGCAGCCTCCGCGTAGTTGACGGCCGACGTCTTCACGTCGACGCGCGGCCGAAGTTGAAACTGATCGAAGTCCGTCATCGCCTCACAACACGTGCGGAGAATAGCCGTCTCATTCTCCGCAGGGTACTCGATAACGAGTTCGTCGTGACACTGAAGCAGCATACGCGCCCCCATCCTAGCAAGCTCTGGCTCGAGCCGCTGCATCGCGACCCGGATCATCTCGCCGACCGCACCCTGGATGACCCGGTTCCAGGCGGCGTACGGCCGGTCGCCGGGGTAGTGGCAGACCCGGCCGGTCCAGAGCCGGAGCGAACCGACCCCCTTCCACAGGTCCGAGTACGCGTACATCGCGCGCTTGATCTCCGGATAGAGATCGAAGAATCCGTGACGGACTTCGAACGCTCGGCGCGTCCCGGCATCGACATACCCCTTCATCGACGGAAACCACTCCTTCGCTCCGCCGCTCCAGCCCATCGAGAGCGCGATCCGCCATACTCCGGCGCCGTACTGGATCATCAAGAAAAGGATCTTCGCCTGGTGCCTCGTGATCCTGAGACCCGTCGCCATCTCCTGGTAGATGTCCCGGGAGGCGTGGTAGGCGTCGAGCAGGGCAACCGACTTGCAGTAGCTGGCTCCCATCCACATTTCGGCCCGCTCGTAGTCGAGCTTGGCGAGCTTCATCCCCGTGCGGGGGACAACCAACTGCCGGACCTGGTAGATGGCGTTCAGGTCGTCGTCGACGTGCGGGAGCGCCTGGAAGTTCGGACCGGAACACGACAAGCGGCCGGTCTTCGTCCCCCCGACATCGCTGGGGTCCCGGGTCAGGTTCAGCTGCGGGTGGAGGACGCCGGCCGAGTCGACGAGCTCGAGGATCGCGTCGTAGTACGCGGACTTCGCCTTCCCGAGCTTCTTGTAGTCGACGATCCCGCGCGCGAGCGGGTGACCGGAGAGGGCGAGCGTCGCCTCCTTGGCGTCCACCGTCCCGAGTAGCCTCGCGACCTGCTGCCACGAGTTCGGATTGAACATCGGGCCGGTCGTCTCCCGGATCGACTGGAGGAGATCGGCCTTCCGGGTCGCCGTGGATGCCGATAGCCGCCGGCACCGGTCGACGTCGATCGAGATACCGCCGACCTGCATACGGGCTAGGAGGAGGTTGTACGCGTTCATCTCGACAGCGAGCTTGGTCAGCCCCCACTGCTCGAGCGCCGGCGCGTAGACCACCCGGAGGCGGCGCGGGAGGAGGACGTCGCCGCAGGCGTAGTCGGCGACCTCGCTCGCCGGCAGCCTCCAGAGGTTCCCCTTGCGCTCGCGGATCGACCGCATCTTGGGGAAGACCTCTCTCAGCCGGGCGTCCATCGCGTCCTTTGACGCGGCCGCGCCGGACCCGAGTCGCCGCGCGGCGATCGCGGCGAGCGAGAAGGACGCCTCGTTCTCGTCCATCAACAACGCGTCGATGATCCCGTCGCGCGTCGTCGCGGTCAGGCACCAGTCGCCGCCCGCCTCGTACGAGAGCATCGTCAGGTCGTATCGAAGGTTCCAGCCGCCGAGCGTCTTCCCCCTGAGCGCGTCGAGCAGATGTGGCAGGCGCTCTCCCGGGAGGTTCCCGCCGGTCTCGTGCCGAAAGGGGAAGTAGTCTGCCTCCCCATCGAGTCCCACCGCGACCCCGACCGCCCGGTCGCCTTTCCACGGGACCAGCCCGTTCGACTCGATGTCGACGTCGACAACGCCCTTGGGGTCGGCCCGGGACAGCCGCTCGAGGCGCGTGGCGACGGTGCGGTCGGTTACGAGCATGGCGGGCCAGGGATAATGCTACGTGCAGGCCACCGACGTAGATACCGCGCGGCAGCTTCAAGATGCTCTGGCGTCACGCCTCGCCGTACAAGCCAGTAGTTGTCGCGCCAGCAGAGCAATCCGCGGACCGTAGCCGCAAGTCCATGTTGCCGCTCAAACTTTTTTGAGTGAAGATGATCGACCGAAAGATGGCGAAAGCGCCCGCGCGGCGGCCGGCCGCAGATCGCACATCGGCCGTCTTGCGCTGCAAGCAGTTGTAGGTACTGATCTTGCGTGATCCCGTATCGACTCTTGATGTTGCGCCAGTACGTCGCGTCGCTACCATGAGCTCGTTGTGCGCGCCTTTCTTTACGCGCTTGACGAAGAGACACAGCATTTCGCGTGTCGGATAACGCTGGAGCCCCGGGACGCCGCGCTCGTCCTTGAGCACGGCGGCGGGCACTAGCTGCTTTCGAGCTACACTCTCGGCAGTAATGCGCGCGCGTACTACGCGCCGGGTGCGGGCATCCGTCTTCGATACACTTCAACCGCACCCGATATGGCAGAACACTCAGGCACGGCGGCCGGCTAGTTGTCGACGACACTCAAGTCCTCGAGCAGGTCCAGGTCGCCCACGCGCCCGCCGTCGACGGAGATCGCTCCGCACGAGCAGGTGACGAAGTCGTGCCGGTGACGGGACTCGATCGTGTCCTTGCACCGCCGGCAGCGGGCCGCGTTCAGCGTGATCGCCATCAGGCGGGCATAACCTCTTTCACCTTCGGGTACATCTTCGTCGAGTCGTTCGTCCCGGGCTCGTTCTTGACGAACAGCTTGAGTGGCCGGCCGATCGGATCGGGAAGGCTCGGGTTCTGCGGCGTCGGAAGCGGGAGCTTCAGGACGTCGCGGAGGAACGGGCCGAGCTTCTCCTTCGGGTGACCGGTCAGCCGGGTACCCGTGTAGTGAGCGAGCTCACCGTCGCCCTCCCGCCCGTCGACGGAGCAGAGGAAGACGAATCGCTCGCTCGTCTTCTCCTTGTACGTCGAGAGGATACGTTTCCAGGCCTTCACCTTGCCGGGATAGACGCCGTCGGCGATCGGCGACTCCAGTTTCCAGGTCTGGTGGCCGCCACCTCCGAAGGTGACCGCCCCGTTACTCTCGTTCGGGGGCGGGGCCGGGAGCGGCTCGGCCGTGTTCGGGATACCCATGCGTTCTCTCCTCTTCAGTTGTAGCGACCTTCAGGCGGTCGCGAAGTTACCGCTATCGTACATAGCCCTCGATCATCGGCCGTACCTGGTGGAGCGCGCGCGCCCACGTCCACGCCTTGAACCCGACGTCGAGGATGTACCGGGGGAAGAAGACTTGGTGGAAGATGCCCGTCTCGGTCGAGAACCGGCCGATGTGCGCTCCGCAGAGGGCGATGCCCGTCAGCCGCTCGAAGAAGTGGGCGTAGGCCGCGACCTGGATGAAGTGCTCGGGGAACGGCCCCTTCCCGGACTTGTAGTCCATGACGCCGAGCCCGTCGGACTCTTTCGTGATCGCGTCGACGCACCAGCCGGCCTTGTACTCCTCGTCGACGCCGTAGACCTCGGTCGCGACGATCTCGATCTGGGTCTGACGGCGCCAGCGCTGGAAGGTCTGGAGGCCCTGGTCGACGCGCGCCTTGTACTCCTCGGGGATGTCCGGCGGCGCCGTCCCGAGGACCTCGGCCTCGATGACCGCGTGGACGAGGGTCCCGATCGACGCCGCCGCCCGACCTCGAGCCGACCGTATGTCGATCCCGTCGAGTCCCTGTCGGTTCGCCCAGCGGATCAGGTTCTCGGTCGACCAGCCGATGTTCTTGTTGACGGTCGTGACCCCCGGGGCTCGCTCGCCCGAGAGCAATCGATAGTCCTGGGTAGGCACTACGCCGCCATCCGAATCGCCCGCCGCAGGACCCGGAGGACGTCGGCGTGCCGTGTCGTCGGGTCGTCGTTGAACGTCACGATGCTCCAGGTTCGATCGATGGCGATGATGGCTTTGGTGAGGAGAGTCCGAGCGCCATCATGGGCGCCAGCGTACTGCCCGTCGGCGGCGCGATAGAGCGCTCCGACGAGGCAGAAGCTCTTCGCATCGCGCGAATTGCAGAGCACCGGGTTGCCGTCCGCGTCGCGGGCCGGTGTTCCCTGTGTCCACTGCTCCGGGGTGCGAAGCAGCGCGAGCACTTTCGTAAGCACCGTCTTCCGCGTCCGTCGCATCACCGGGCCTCGATCGGTGCGAGCACGCGCCGGGGCGCGCCCGGCCGGGGACACTTGAGCGTCCCGTCATTCTTGACCCGGCACGGCCGGTAGTTCGGGAAGGCGACGTCGGGGCAGCGGTTGACCGTGATGTAGTTCGTCGTGTCCCCCGCTTCACCCTCGTACCGGCAGACGACCTCGGGGCACGGAGCCGGGTCGGGGCAGCCGGCGTCCGGGTAGCACCGCTTGACGTCCTGCGGGGTCGGGCAGGCGTCGACCGGGGGCGCGACCGGGCAGCAGGCGACCCCGTCGTAGTGCCGGTCGCCGGTACAGGCCGGCGGCGCGCCAAACGCGAGGGTCGCGAGGAGCAGAACCAGGCCGGCGATGATCGCGACGAGTGATGTGGGCGGGTACGTGAAACCGTTCTTCTTCATGGTCGTCTCCTCTTACGTTGCGGACGTTCCGAAGCAGATACGCTTGCGCGGCCGATGAGAGTCCTCCCGATGCACGTGAGCCGCCCGTCCGTCGTTCGATGCGTAGGCGCCGCAGGCCCGACAGTTGCCGCCGTCTCTTACGAACGGTCCCGGCCGCGGGAGCGGCCAGCGGTCGACGTGCACGGGCATGGCGACGGAGAAGGTCTTGCCGAGGTACTTCACTGGCCGACCTCCGCCGTCGATCTTGCCCCGTCGAGGACGGCGGCGAGCATCTCGATCCGGCCCTCGACCTCGAGCGAGGCGAGCCCGATCGTCCCGCCCCCGGTCGGGGCGAGCACCTGGACGATCGTCGTCAGGCCGCCGGGCCCGGACTCCATGGAGATGATGCGCTCGACGGAGACCCAGACGGACTTCATCTGGCCGGAGAGCTTAAAGAGGGGCATCAGGCCCGCACCTTCGCGAGCCCGAGCCGGAGCGCGAGCTTCCGCAGCCGGACGCGCCAGTTCTTGAGAACGACCCCCTCGAGCGCGGACAGTCGGACGTTGACGCTCCGACCGACGTACTCCTCGAGCGACCGGACCCTCGTGTCGAGGTTGCGTCGGAAGGCGCGGCGGGCGCCGCGAAGTTTCGGACTCATCGTACGCTCCTCACTTTCTTGACCCACGGGCGAGGGATCACGGTGATGTCGGCGAACTCGTCGTCGCTCTCGTCGTACGTCGACGCGAGGCGGACGCAGTCGCGGTCCGCACTTATAAGGTAGCCGATCGTCGAGCGGGACGCAAGCGGCTTCTTCTCCGCCTCCGCGCGCGGGACGTGCTCCATGTAGGTGATCGCGTCGAGCCAGGCGACCTCGACTCGCTTGAGCTTTGCCTTAGAGCTTGACACTTGGGTCGTCCTCTGCTGGGGGCTTGGGGAGGGGCTCGCCGTCCGCGGCCTGCTTCCGGTACTTCTCGACCGTATGGTGAGACCAGCCGAGCGCCCGCTCGAGCTCGGCGTTCGTCGTCGCCCCGGCCCTGATCGCCGCCCGCATCTGCTCGGCTCGCCTGCTCCGCTCGGCGTGGGGGCGGGACTCTGGCATCTCGACGACCTCGTACCGGCCGTCGACGTACTTGAGGGCGAGGTCTTCGGGGTCGTCCGTCAGGCGGGACTCCCAGGAGAGGATGCGGAGGTCGCCGGACGGGGCGGGACGTAGCCGGATGACGATGTCCATGTCGCCGGTAAGAGCGCTCGAGCCCCGGGCGAAGTCGGCGAAATCCTCCGCCCCGGATCCGGCTTGCGCCTGCCCCTTGCGCGCGTGCCGGACGAAGAGACAGGCGATCCCGACGGACTTGGCGCGGTCGAACGGGTCGAGGATCGCGACCGCCCCGGCCCGGTTCTCGGCGTCGCCGTACAGGCGGGACAGGCGGGAGAGCGTATCGACGACGATCAGCTTCGCCCCGAGCCATTCGGCGATCGTGACGACGTGCCCGATCGCTTGAGGCCAGGCGCCGAGCTCGGCGAGCCCGGTCTTGCGAACAACGTAGAGCGGGAGGTCCGATCCGTAGAGCCCGGCTCTCTCGAGGGTCGCCCGGAGCGAGCCCCCCTCCTGCTCCGTCACGAGGACCACCGGCGACCGGACGCACGAGCGGCCGAGAAATTCATCCCCGTGCAAGACTGCACGAATCAGCTGGTAGACCAGGGTCGACTTGCCCTTCTTGACCTTGCCGATGACCTCGGTTAGCCCACCTGGGGTGACGAAGTCGGGAACTATCCAGGATTGTTCAGGAAACTCCAGGGTGCAGAGCGGCTGACCGGCAGAGGCAGGGTACGGCGGCACGGCATGTCCTACGGGAGTAGGACTGCCGTGTGCCGGCCCATTGCCGCCCCCCTCGCCGGCGACGTCGACGGGTGCGGGGCGTCGGGCGTACGCCGCTCGCAGCTTGGCGCGAACGTGTTCCGCGGTCCACGGGTTGTGTGGGTTGCCTACCGGGAGACTGCTAACCCAGGTGCTCAGTACCACCTGGGCGACGTCGTCCTCGAGGTTCCAGGCTGCCCACCAGGCGAGGCGCGCTAGGGTCGGCTCCTGCGCGCCCGGGAGGCAGAGCTCGGGGTGAGATAGCACCTCGGCTACCCACGGCTCTCTTACGGGCTCCTGGAGCACACCCGAGGCATCCTGAGCGCGTTCCGTGACCCAGCGCGGGAGATCGATCGGTTGACCGTCGTCGAGGACGACGTACTCCTTGCCGTTCGGATGGCACGAGGGCGGCGCCACGACGTAGCCTCCGTCTCCCTTCCTGTCTACCCCCTGGAGGTTGGTCTTCCCACAAGGGACGGTCCCGCCGGGGTGCCGGCAGTAGACGTGGTACCCGCCGCCCCCGGTGCCGACGACGTACCTCGAGCCGACCGGGAGCGTCCGGGTCACCTCTTCGATCGCCCCGCCGTTCCTCGGGTCGACGTCGATCACGACGAGGTCACTGATCGCGCCGGTCACGATCGCGACACCGGCCTCCGGGTTCGCCGTCCAGTACGCGCGGGCGGCATCGCTGCTCATCCGCTCGAACTGGTAGCCGGCCCACGGGACCGCCGGCTGCTTTGAGCGGGGCCGGAGCGGGAAGCACGACCAGCCGCGCGCGAGGTAGGCGAGCGCCGCATCGATACTCGTCATATTCGACGTAGTCCTTTTGGCTTGAGCGCCCAGAGGCGGCGCTCGAGCTCGGTATTTTGGAGGGTATGAGTCGAGCACAGGGCTGCGCTCCAGGCCGCGTTCTCGGCCGCGCGCCGGGCCGCGTTCCAGGCCGCGCTCTCGGCCGCGCTGTCGGCCGCGCTGTCGGCCGCGCTCCAGGCCGCGCTCCAGGCCGCGCTCCAGGCCGCGCTTTCGGCCGCGCTCCGGGCCGCGCTCTCGGCCGCGCTGTCGGCCGCGCTCCAGGCCGCGCTCCAGGCCGCGCTTTCGGCCGCGCTCTCGGCCGCGCTCCAGGCCGCGCTCCAGGCCGCGCTCCAGGCCGCGCTCCAGGCCGCGCTTTCGGCCGCGCTCCAGGCCGCGCTCCGGGCCGCGCTCCAGGCCGCGCTCCGGGCCGCGCTCCAGGCCGCGCTCCGGGCCGCACCCAGCTGGTCAGGCGTGATTTCACCTCGCTGAAACGCGCGTTGGGCGGTGATGGCCGCCCAGCTCCGCCGGTCGACGGCGAATCCGGCCATTGCCTGTCCGAGAAGCGCTGACTCGGCGACCCAGCATGCAAACTCGAAGAGTACCGCGGTCGCGTCAGCCACCCAGAGAACGGTACGGCGGGTCGCGACGGCCTTGTCATCGCCCTCGATGATCTGACCGTCGAGTTGTACCCGACATACGATCGGGCCGGGCGCATACCCTAGGGCGTCGATCCCGCGCCGCGACCCATGGAGACCGCGTGCGCAGAGTTTGATCGGCTCGGCTCCGCGGTACACGAGTGTACAACCGCGGCGGACGCGCCGGTTGTCGTCGTACCGAAGGCGCTTGGTCGCTCGAACAAAGTGCCAGCCGTACCAGCTACGCGGTGTCATTCCTCATCTACCTTCGCAACCATCACCAGGAACCGCTCGCCGGTCGGGATCGTGACGAAGAAATCAGACTCCTCGCTCCCCGGAGCCGTCGTCGCGTCGGCTATCACGCTGTTGATGCGCACCTGGAGTGCCTCGGCAAAGTCAAGCGCTTCCATACGGCTGTCCCTTCTCATTGAGCTCGGCCGGAACCGGAGCCGGTTGCTCGCTCACGACTACGATCAAGGTCTCGTATATCTTACTCATCTGAAGGTGGAGCATCTCGAGCGGCACCTTCAGGTCGGGGTGCCCCGCCTGGATCGCCGCGACCAGGACCGAGAGCGCGTCGAACGCGGCGTTGATGTCCCTCGCGAGACTCAGGACCGCTAGCCCGGGGACGATCCAGCGGCGGCCGGACCCCTCGGGAACGGCGGCGGTCAGGTGGTCAGTCATGTGCGTTGAGCCTTCCTCGGAGGTTACGCGCGGTCACGAGCAGCCGGCGCACGGTGCTGTCGCGTTCTATCTGCGCCTGGTTGAGTCCGCTGCGTCGGAGCGTGGCCGTCCTGTCCTGGAGCGCCCGGCCGGCGCGTCGCCACCGCTCCTCGAGCGACCACGTCGCCGGATGAGGCGACCCGGTATCCGGCCGCATCGCGCCGGTCTGCTGATCGTCGGTCGGGAGTTTCATCGGGTCACCCCTCTAAGGTCGCATGGATCGCCGGGCGAGTCAAGGCGGGACAGGACGTCGGTCGCCTCGTCGTCGCTCCGCCGGTCGTACTTGATCGTCGTCGTGATCGACGCGTGCCCCATCGCGCGCTGGATGTCGCGCGTGTCGAGCCCGCTCCTGCGGCACTCCGCGTAGAACGTGCGACGGAGGTCGTGCGGCGCTAGGACAACGCCGACCTGGCGTGCGAGAGAGACCAGCGTGCAGTAAACCCCCGAGTCCGAGCGCCAGCGGAACACGTGCTCACGTTCCGGGCACGCGGTCTGCCACGCGCGAAGGTACCGTAGCGTTCGCTCTGGCACTCGCAGCTTCCGCTCTTTGTTGCCCTTCCCGCGCACGAGTAGCGTCCAGACGCCGGCGAGGTCGTGTCGTCTCTGGAGCCCGGCCCATCGGAGCCCGGCGAGCTCGGATCGACGGAGCCCGAGCCCGGCCGCGACGGCGACGAGCGCCGCGTGCTCGAGCGTCGGTGCCCCCTGGAGTAGCAGCTCTACCTCAGACCAGGCGAGTGCCCTTCCCCTCCCGACCCGGCTCCCCCGGATCGGCGGGAGGGCAGCGAGTAGCCGCACGTGCTGGTCCCATGACATGAGATTGAGCCGCCAGCACGCGCGGATCACTTCCCGGACGGCGGTAAGTCGGCGGTTGCCGGTCGTCGGCGCCACGCTGGTCGCGATACGCTGGCGCAGGTCGGTAGCCGTCGCGGCGTCGAGCGTGTGCCACGGGGCGCCCTCGGCGAGCGCTGCCGCGATCTTGAGGTCGCTCCCGATCACTCGCCGGGATGACGCCGCGAGCGAGCTTAGGTAGTGTGAGACGGGGTCGGGCATCGCTCCTCGCCGCGCTGTTGCGCGTCGGTACACGGGGTCTCCCGCCGCTCTCGCAGGAGGTCCGCGTCGTGTTCGGCTCGTTTCTTGAACGCTCGCGGATCGATCGCGAGCTTCTTCGGCCGCCATGCCGGCGCCCTTTTCACGGCGAGCGCCAGGAAGAGGCGCCATAGGGATAAAGGCCTCATGGAAGTTGCGCAAGCTCCTGCTGAGTGAGCGGCGTTTCGTCGCTCGCGGCTGCGCGGGGGTTAAACGCGAACCATTCGGCGGCTCTCCTGCTACCAGTGCGTGCGAGTACGTCGGTATAGACGTCGTGTCGTCGTACTGGTAATCCCCCGTATCGAATGACGTCGTTCATGAGGTCGTCGAGAAAACGTCGCTTCCGCGGTCTCATCGTTTCAGCCTTTCGTCACGGCACGGGTCGCACAGTACCGGGCGACCCGGGAGCGTGATCCGCCGGATCGTGTGCGGCCGGCTCTTCCCGCAGGATGAGCACCTATGCTCGTCGTCGTCGTGCCACGCGCACCGCGTACCTCCGTCGAAGATCGGGCTGCCGCACTCTGGCGCACCGGGATCGTCCCCGTAGTGGTAGTCGCAGCGGGTCACTCGTTCACCCGCCGATCGAGCTCGGCGCTAATCGCCGTGAAGATACCGGCCTCGGCCCCGTTGAAGAGATAGCGCTCCAGAACGTTGACGAGGTGTGCTGTCGCCATATCTCGGATGCGTTGCGTCCTGCCGTCTTGGCTCGTCCACGTCGGCTCGAGCGGGGCGGCCGGCGTGTCGAGGTCGACGCCGAGATCGGCCACGGCGTGCGCGTTCAAGGTCGGTCGAAGCGTCGCGAGGCGGAACTTCAGGGCTGCGTAGTAGACGACTTCCGCCTCGGGGAGCGTTCGGCAGTCGTACTTGCGTTGAAAGGCGGCCGCGGACACGGCCCGCCAGTCTTCGAGGATGTCGCCCGCGTGCTGGTCGCTTCCGATCTCGACCGTCCGCTTTTCGACCACGCGCCGTGTCAGCTTGATCGCCATACTTTACCTCTCTCTCGGTCGCTTGGAGTGCGCCCGCAGAGCCGGCCTCGTCCCGAAGCCGGCCCGGCTGAAGCACTAGGCCGCGAGTCGGTCGAACGCCTCCTGCTTCACGCGGTCGGCCTCGAGCCCGAAGAGAAGAGCGTTGACCTTGCCTGCGTCGCCCCCGTGGCGATTGACGCCGTGGTCGACGTACTCGGCGACGGCGTTGAGCGCGCCATACCGCGTCCCGTGAATCCCCGCGTTCAGCTTGCCGTCCGAGAACAGGTGAACGACGTGCGCCCGCCTCGCGCGGACACCGTCGACCTGGTTCTCGGCCGTCGGGGTCGGCCAGAGTTCCTCGGTCAAGCTCTTCATGTCTTGGACCGAGAACCGCTGCGCGACGAGGCTGAGCGCCTGCGCATGGAACGTGCCGAAGTACGCGCGGGCACGAGCGATGACCTCGATCGTCGTCTCGGCCCGCTTCTGCGCGTCGCCCACATGGCGGATGTTGAACCGGGCCGCCATGTTCTTGAGCGCGACGCGAAGCTGATTCCAGCAGAAGCACCGCGTCGGGGTGAGACCGACGAAGTAGCAGCCGGTCGCATCGTTGTGCATCCCGAGGAACAGGTACGGTGCGTGCTCCTGCCCGGCGACGTCGAATGACGCCCCGCGCAGCTTCGCCTGCACGTACATCCGGCGCCCGTCGCCGATCATTCCGGCGTTGACGATCTCGACGTCGCCGCACGCGCGCATGATGTCGAGCCCGGTGCGCGGCTGCACGATGCCGTAGCGCGGGGACGCGATCCCCAAGGCCGTTCCGGTGTCCGTGCGCACGAGCGCTCGCCTACCCTCGATCTCTCTCCCGCCGGCGGTGTAGACCGGCTGCGCCTCGATCGTGAACCCGAACAGCCGAGCCATCTGCTCGTCGTCGGTCGTGCTCGTGAACTGCTGTCTCATAGTGACCTCCGTTGTTGTACCGTCTAAATGCAAGCGGCATGCCAGATCAGAACGTTGAGTTTCCCGGGTCGCGCGGCTTCAGTAGCGTCGCAGACCTGTCGAAAGCGGCACAGCTGCGACGCCTCGGTGGCTGATGAATGTACGCCTCAGCCTCGCTCTGGCACCGGAGGCACGCGCGCAGGATGCGGACGCCGCGGGTTGCGAGGCGGCCGGCTACGAACGGGTGTCGCCCTATGCCGCGCCCGGTGTAGATCCGAACGTCGGGCAGGTTCCATCGGGACGCGGCGCGAACGCGCGCGGCCGTGATCGTCGTAACCTCCATGTGAACCTCCACAAGGAGCCCGCTCGGTTGCAGGCGCCCTAGCAAGTCACTCGCGCGTGAGGCGCGAGACTCCTTCATGCTCGCCGAGCTCTTCCGAGTCGACCGCGCGGGGTGCGGCGACCCCACGCTCGAATCGCGCGTAGACGCGGCGGGCGTAGTCGTCGCGCCAGTCATTCGGCGGCGCGTGGCGGACGCGAAGATGCGTCACCCAGCTTTCCTCGTCGCCGATCACGCAGCTGCACTCGGAACAAATGATGCCGCCGCAGACGGCGAGCTTGTAGGGCTTGCGGGTTGCCACGCTAGATGACCTCACTTTCTCTGCGCGCTCTGCGATAGAGCACGGTTGCGGACGGCGGTGCTGCCCAAGCGAACAAGTTAGCGAAATCCATGGTATCCTCCTCAGACGTGGATTACGAAGCCGCTCGTATCCTTGCGCGCTCGCCCCTTAGCGCGCAGGCCGACGATCACCCCGCGCGGGTCGAGAAAGCGAAGGTCGGACACGTCGCCGTCGACGACGGGTCGGCCGGCGTACGCCGCCGGGAGTGGTTGGCCGCGCCGCGTACTGAAGACGACCGCTACACTCGTCCCGGCTCGGAGCGCCCGCACGCAGTCGTCGGCGTTGCTCTCCGATCGTGAGAATGTCAGGTGGTAGTTGTGGCGCTCGCGTAGCCACGGCTGGGGTAGCTTCGTGTAGTCGTAGAATTGGACACGAGGGGAGCGCTCGGCCATCGCGTGTGCCAGCAGCGGCAAGTCAGACGTGCCGTTGACGCGCATGACCAGCGTCAAGCCGCGCCGCTCGGCCAAGCGCTCCGCTTGTATGATGTCGCGAGCAAGTGCCTCTTCAAACCCCTGGCGATCCAGCTTGTAAAACGCCGTGCGCCGCCTGCGCGCTTCCTGAATCGCGTTGGTCGTCGCACCCGTCGCGATGATCCCGCCGCGCCCGGCCGTGTTGAGACACGCTGCCATGCATCCCGGCGTTGCTCGCGCGCAGACTGTGCCGTAGCCCGCGACGTTCGCCGGCGCAAGGTGTAGCACGGCCGTCAGGTAGCCGCGCGCCTCGCCCTTGGCAGCCTTCGGGTTGCCGAGCGTCAGTAGTTTCATTGTTACACAGTGCGACGGAGTATCTCGACGCCGCCTCGCTCGTTCGCATCGACGACAACGACGACAACTAACCCGCGCGCACGGTTCAGGAAGAACTGAACGTAGCGGCCGTCATCCAAGATAGCACGTGCGCGAACCCTGTCGTGCGCGACGTCGAGCGACGCCCGTACACCGTTTGTGCTCTTCATCATGTTGCGTGGCATTTTGAGTAGCCTCCCATCGCGGTCGCAAGATGCAATCGTGATGCCAGCACCTCGCCGCGAAAACGCTCGCGATTCCCCGCTGCTGAGTGCCGCAATCATGCCACTCCGGCACATTCGCGACGCGCCAACGCCCGCTATCTTGCTGGCACCGCAGTTGATCGCGCGCACCTACGCGAGGCGTTTTCGGGGCTCACCGCAAAGGATACATTTGCGTGCGGTTCAGCGGGTCACCCTTATGCGCCGCGTCATGCCTCGAATCTCCTTATCTTTCGCGCATATAACGCACTATCTGCACACGTTCCATAGCGCGAGCTCGAGCGCGACCCCCCGGCAGGGGGCCGTAGCGTGTCGCGGTCGCTCTGGCCGCGTGGTATTGTAGCGCAGCCGGGGACAGAAAGATCACACGAAGGGCTTGACACACCCGCTGTCACATGCTACACTGGTACCTGTGAGGCCGGTGTCGATCGGACCGCGGGTCGCCTACGACCCAGCCGCCCTGGAGCAGAACGTCCGCCGGTATGTCGCGGTCGCGGAGCGGAACCTCGCCGCTCTCGACGCGGCCGGCAAGGACATCCAGCCACTGCTCGATCGCCTGAAGCCGGTCCTCGACGCCGGCCAGCCCGGGACCGTGTTCGATGACCTCGAGCGGTTCACGATCGTCTACGACCGGCTCGCCAAGGCAGGGCTGAACCTGGTGAAGGCGATCGACGAGCTCTCTCGCCTCCAGTCGTTCCTCTCCGGCGGGCCGGACAGCCGCCCGGACCTGACCGGGGCGTCCGAGATAGAGCTCCGGGCGATACTCGTGAAGGGTGTCCGGGCACTCGGCATCCAGAACGTGCAGGAACTGTTCGCGCCGCCGCCCGACGAGGCGGCGTAATGCGGAGTAGCGCAGCGGCAGCGCGCCGGGCTCATAACCCGGAGGTCGCGTGGTTCGAGTCCCGCCTCCGCATCTCTACGGCATCCGCCCCCTTGGGTCTGGCACACCCTTAACAGTGCGTCACGGGGCGTAACCCGGCCACACCCAGGCCGGATGGGTAGGTGAGGGCGCACCTGGTGTTGGCTAAGCCCCCAGGGGCACCCTCACCTTTTATCTCGGAGGAGCATGGCAACCGCAGCGCTGACCGCGACGTTCCTCGCCCAGGTCCAGGGCGGGGACACGGGCACCCAGAACGTCTCGATCACCTGGGCGATCACGTCCCCCCTGGAGATCGTCTACGAGCAGGTCCTGACCCAGGGGGCGTTCAACGCGGTCGTCCTCCCGTCGACGCTCGCGACCCTCGTCGTAGTCATCCCTCCGACGACGAACACCCAGGCGGTCACCCTTAAGGGGCTGACCGGCGACACCGGGACGCCCTTGAACGTGAGCCTGCCGACGATCCTCGCGGTCCCTTCCGGGACGTCCGGGCTCGGACTGACCCTCGGCGCCGGCTCGAACCAGAAGTTCAAGTTTCGGCTCATCTAACGGCGCATCTAACGGCTCAGACAGGAGACACAGGAATGCAGGCGTCACAGCTCGGTCGACTCCAGAACCTACTGCGGTCGTGCGCCCCGTCGGGGGGCGACACGCTCCTCTCGTCCGGGGCGAACACCCTTACCGTCCCGTCCGGCTCGGACATCGTCCTGATCGTCCCGGCGCCGAACAACACGACGTCGATCACCGTCAAGGGCGTCGCCGGGGACACCGGCGTCGCCGCCGTGACGAACTTCCCGATCGTCCTGACCCTCGCGTCCGGAAACATCGTCCTCACGGTCGGCGCCGACGTCCGGGTCCAGCTCCTCTGGGGCAAGACCAGCGCCCTGTCGTCCTAGGAAGAGCCGATGGCGACCATCCAGCACACGACCGAGAACATCGTCGGCGGGACGATCCGGGTCACCTGGGCGAACCTGACGACGACGAACAACGTCGGCACCCCCGTCGAGGCCCCGGACCACACCTTCAAGGAGGTCCAGGTCAAGGGGACGTTCGGTGTCGGCGGGAACGTCAACATCGAGGGCTCGCTCGACGACGGGACGACCTGGGCGACGCTCAACGACGCCCAAGGCAACGCGCTCGCCGTCGCGGCGGCGAAGATCGAGCGGGTCCAGGAGTCGACGGCGACCGTCCGGCCGAGCGTCTCCGCGGGCGACGGGACGACGAGCCTGACCGTCGTCATGATCCTCAAGCTGGAGAACGTGCTATCATGAGCGCGGTCAACGACATCGTTCGCCTCGGGGAACAGCTGAAGGCGGCGCAGGAGAAGGTCGACCGGCTCGGCTCCCTCGAGCAGGCGGTCGAAGAGACGGAGGCGCGACTCGCGACGCTCCGGGCGGCGGAGGCCGAGTCGGCCAAGAGTCTCGACGTCGCGGCCGAGACCAGAGCACACCTCCTGGAGGAAGCGGACAAGAGCGCGGCAAAGGTCGTCGATCTCGCGAACGCAGAGAGCCTCGAGATCCACGAGGAAGCCCACGTGACCGCGGCGAAGATCACCGATGAAGCGAACGCGCGAGCGCAGGACGCGCTCCGGACCGCAGACGCGGCCGAGGCGCGGGTCGCCGCCCTCGAGTCCGAGGAGACCCGGCTCTCCCAGCACGTCAACGACCTCCGCGCCGAGCTCGAGTCGATCCGCCGGAAGCTCGTCTAGGAGATCCCTGGTGAGCTCGGTTGTCACCAGCCGACTCGCGCTTCTCGAGGTCCCGATCGACTTCGTCGCGACGGGGGACAACACCCTCGTCGCGGGGGTCGCCGGCGCCTCCGTCCGCGCCTACCACCTCTTCCTCGTCGTCTCGGCCGCGACGACCCTCACGTTCAAGCGCGGGGGTACCAGCCTCAGCGGCCCGATGGCGATGACCGCGAACGGCTCCGTCGTCCTCGACTTCGTCGGCCAGCCCTGGCTGACGACCGCGGACGGCGAGGCCCTCGTCCTCAGTCAGTCCGGGACCGCGCAGGTCTCGGGCCAGCTCGGCTACACCCAGATCCTCACGTCGGCGTAACCCCGTGTCCCACATCGTCAACCCGGCCGCCTCGAACCCGGGGACGGTCACGTCCGTCGCCGGCGGCGTCGGGATCACGAACACGCCGGAGCCGATCACCGGCGCCGGGACCGTCGACCTCGACATCAACTCGCTCACCAGCGAGACCGCGCTCGCCGCGGGCGACCTCTTCCCGTTCCTCGACGTCTCGATCAGCCTCGCGCCGTCGTCTCAGCGGAAGGTCACGCACGCGAACCTAGAGGCGAGCCTCAGCCTCAACAACCTCCTCGGCACCCTGTCGCCGGCGAAGGGCGGGACCGGGCTGTCCTCGGTCACGGCGAACTCGGTCCTCTCCGGGAACGTCGCCGGGACGGCGATCGAGTACCGGAGCCTGACGACCCTGACCCCGGCCTCCCTGGCGATCACGCCCGGCGCCGGCATCTTCGGCTTCTCGCTCGACGCCGACCTCGACGCGTTCGCGACCCTCGGGACGACCGGGCTCGTCGTCCGCGGCGGCGCTGGGTCGTTCGCGACCCGGTCTATCGCCGTCTCCGGCGGCCTGCTCACGATCGCGAACGGCGACGGGATCTCCGCGAACCCGACCGTCGGCCTCCTGAACTCGGCGATAGACCACGGCGCCCTCAGCGGACTCGCGGACGACGACCACGCGCAGTACCTCCGCCTCGCCGGCCGGACCGGGACGACGAACGACCCGACGCTCTCGACGTCGACGACGGGCTCGATCACCGGGTCGTCCGGCGGCGCCGCGAACCACCTCGATCTCTTCGCGAACACGACGGCCCTCGCCCCGGCCAATGCCGGCCGGGTCCGCCCCCGCGAGCGGATCAAGTTCACCGACAACTGGACGTTCACGGCGAACTACACCGGCGACGGGCTGATCGACGGCCGGCCGACGGTGACGATCACCGGCGCGGGCCTCGTCGCCTTCCCCGGCTTCTTCTACCAGCCGACGATCGTCTACAACACGAGCCAGGCCCTCAGTCAGTGCCCCGCGTTCAACGGCGCCCCGGTCTACCGGACGAGCGCGACGGGGCTGAACGACCTCCTGACCGTCTTCGGCGGGTACATCTCCAGCCCGCAGTACCAGCAGAACGCCGGCGCCGGCTCGACCGGGACGACCGCGCACCTGAGCGGCTACTTCTCCGAGCTGACGGCGAGCCGGACGTCGACCGGGACCGGGACGGTCACCCGGGCCGCGCACCACTGGATGGCCGCGGGCTCGATCGGCGCCGGGATCACGGTGACCGACTTCAACGGGCTCTTCCTGACGAACCCGTCGAACGCCGGGACGATCACGACGCTGACCGGGGTCGAGATCGCCGCACTGACCTCGGGCGGGACGAACCTCTCCCTCCGCTCCGCCGGGACCGGCGTCGCGATGCGTCACGCGGGGTCCGCCGTCTTCGGCGCGAACGCGGCGCCGACGAACGCCTCGGTCGGCCTCGAGCTGTCCTCGACGACGAAGGCGCTCCTCGTCTCCCGGATGACGACGGCCCAGCGAGACGCGCTGACCGCGACGAACGGGATGATCATCTACAACACGACGACGAATACCTTTCAGGGGCGGGCCGGCGGGGCGTGGGGTGCCGTCTGATGGCGTTCCTCTACACGAGTACGAACAATGCGACGGTCACGGCGACAACGACGGAAGGGACCCTCCTCGCTCCGGGTAATGGGGTTCTCACACTACCCGGCGGTGAGCTAACGGTCGGAACGCTCCTCCGCATATCCGTCCGTGGATTCTTCGTCGGGGTCGCGCTCACGCCGACCCTACAGCTCCGCGTGCGAGTGAACGACGGGACGACTAATCACGTGATCGGAGACACAGGAGCGCAGGTGATGGGCGTCGGTTCGGTCGGCCGCGGGTTCAGTATCGACTTCGGCTTCGTCTACACCGCCGTCGGGGGGTTTGGGGCGATCAAGGCGGAGGGTCGTGCGATCATAGCGCTCACGGCGACGACAGCGGCCCCCTGGGACATGGCGAACGGCGGAGTTGGCCTGATCGACACGTCCGTCGCCAACACCATCGACGTCACCGCTCAGTGGAGCGCGGCAGCGGGTAACTCGATCCGTGCGCGCGTCTCGACAGTCGAAATCGCCAACACATAGGAGAGTTACGATGCCGTTCACGACCAAACAGCGCGACCAACTCTTCGCTATCTTCCTC